GCCCGAGCGAACGCATCGAGCCCCTTTTTCTCGAATGCCTTTAGGTGCGGCCGGACAACCCGCGGCTCGACGCCACAGACATTAGCAATGACGGCTGCTGAATCGTTCAGCGCAAGAGCGAATGCGTTCCTCAACGCGCTCATCGCCTCTGCAGCAGCGGCGCGCACTTCGCGAGTCGGAGTCAGGGCGCCAATCCTTTCCGCAATCTCGAGTTCGCGCATCTGCCTCTGAGCGCGGATATTGAGAGCCGCTTCGTTCGCTCTTCCTTTTGATATCGAGACCGAGGCCGGCGCTGAAGACGGCGCGGACGCGGCGCGGTTGATGTTCTCGTGCCGGTGCAGGACCAGGGTCTCAAAGTCGATTGTCGTCTCCCGACCATCGCGTATAGGATTAAGGTCGTCGGCATACTTCGTGACGTATCGTGAGAGCGTGGACTGGTCGACCACATCGCCGCGCTCGGCCAAAAGTTCGCGCGCGCGCCTTAGGTTCACTCGCGTCTCGCCCACGCCTAACCCGCCTCACCGTCCGCGTGGCGGCGGGGGATGCCTACGATTAGCTCCCCGACTCGCCACGGAAATGAGTCTGGCGCAAATTCAGGCGTAGGCGGCTGCGACGACCTTCGCTCCTTAGGCCGCCCCTTGCCGCGCCGTTCCGCCATTTGAGCGCCCCGCTGCACTCTCGCAGCCATTACATCGACCCGATGCCCGGCCCCCTATGAGCCGCGGCGTCGCTGTCCATGCGGCCATTCCCGCCGCCGATCAGCGGCACGGTGAATTCGCTCTGCTGCCGCGCCTGGTCGACGATCGCCTGAAGCAAAGGCGATGCCTCGATCCTGACCGTGATCTCATGATCGACCGTCGCCGCGCCGGAAACAGTCACCTGCTGCGGCCCCTGCTGCTGGGCTGCTTGCGGCGGCAGCGTCAGCCCCTTCGACTTGACTTCCCAATCGGACGCGCCGCTGAACGACAGGCCCGCGCTTCTGCTGGCGCTGGCGAGCGCCCGGACGCGCTCACGGTCCAACTCGCGGTCGAGTTCGTCATCGCGATATCCCGCGGTCCATAGCGAACTCTTCGCCATGGCGTCGAGATGCGCTCGGTCGCGCCACCCCTCACCCTTGGCCTCGGCGGCCGTTTCTTTGGTCACGTCCTCAGTAACGCCCGAGATCCACTTCGCCGCGCCCGTCATAAGGCCAGCGCTCCCGATCGATTCGCCGATCGCGCCGACCAGCCCACTGACCGAGTTCTTTAGCCCCTGCCAGGCCAGACCCGGATCTTCATGCAACGCCTTGTCGGCGGCGCTAAGACCGGGCGCATTCCCGAGAAGCGCATAATCCTTGTCGATGCGAGGCTTCTGCGTTGCGAGAATATCGACCAACTGCGCAGCGCGGCCGCTCTGGAACAAGCCGCCGATCTCTTTCAGGATCGCGTCGTTGTCCTTGATCCCGGCCTTATCGAGCGCGGGCAAGAGATAGTCACTCACCCACTTGTATGGGTCGGACTGCGCTTCCTCCCATCCCTTGACTTTGCGGCCGGCCTTAAGCCCCTGCCCTTCGCCGGTTCCGGGAATGTCAGCGACGGCGTCGCGATCGATGAGGCCGAGACGCGCCAGTTCCTCGAACGAACCCTTTTTGCCGACGCCGGAGACCAGCAATTTATTGAATTGCGACACCGCCGCGCCGAGGCCTTCGCCGCCAAGCTCTTGCGCCAAAGTCGGCGCAGTGCCGAGAATGAATTTCTCGGAGAGGCCTTGCGTCGCCTGGCGACCGTATTTGAACATTTCGTAATATTGGTAGGGCTTGAGCGTGTCGCCGAACACGTTGATGGCTTTGGCGACGCCTTCCATATATTCGAGGAATTGCTTCGGATTCTGGGTGACCCCCTTGATCTCTAGGCCCTTCACGAACTGGTCGAAGTCCTCGCTGACGTCTTCGCCAGGCCGAGCGAGTTGCGCCAGCGTGCGGAGCTTGACCAGCGGCTCGGCGATCTTCGCCGCCTCCTCGTAGTTGCCGACGATCGCCCGCATGTTCCGTAACATGTGTAGAAGGTCGGTCTGTGAAACGTTAGGGAACTCCGTGGCCAGCTTGGCGACTTGGGCCTGCGCGTCGCGGATCTCCTCCGGCGACTCCCCGGCGATGTCCATGCGTGCGCCTTCGTGTTGACGAGCGCCGATGGCCTCCGCGGCGGCCCGCGCCGCCAGGCCGGCGCTGTAGACCCCACCGAGGCCAGTCGCGGTCGCGGCGACGCCGCCCACGGCGCCGAGCGCGCCAAGCCCGCCCGTCCCGCGCCGCGCGATGGCGGCATTGCGGCCGACCGATCCGACCGCACGGCTCATCCCGCCTATCGAACGGTCGACGCTGGCGACCGTCGCGGCGAGACTTTTTACGCGAGCTTCGATCGAATCGAAGGCGGCCTTCGTCTCATCAACGGCGCTGATAACAAGTCTGCTTGCGAGCTCGGCCATGAGCGTTTTTTCCTCTGCGCGCTAGCGTTTGGCGCTTCGCTCGGCCCAGCGCACCGCGCGCTCATAAGCCCGGTTGATTTCCGAGATGCTCATTGCGTCGGCCACGTCGAGCAAGAGCACCTTAAGGTCAAAGACCAGGGCATCGGCCTTCAGGAGGATGGTCTCTGCTGGGAGGAGAGCGCCTCCCTCGCCTGAGAAAAAAAATTAAAGAGCGCCTCCCGAAGCGCAAGGCCATCGTAGAGACTGAGGCGGGTCAAGAACGCGCCGCCTCCATCGATCGGCGCCATGCCGTCGAGCGACAGCAGCTCGTCGAAATAGCGGCTGATGGCGTCATCGCGATCGACAAGGTAGCGCGTGCCCGCTTCGGGATGGAACACCGCCGTGCGCGGTTCCCCGAACCTCTGCAGGTGGCTAGCGCGCGGCTCGCGCAGGAAGACGCGATCGACGGGACGGCCAAACCATTCGATCGAATTCGACAGCACAATTTCTTTCGCTGACATTGTGATCCTCACAAATTGGAGAAGGGCTTTTCGAAGACTGAGTCGCCTGGATCGCGGTCGACCACCGCGCGCGAGACGCCAAGTCCAACGCGCTCGCCGAGTTCATCGGCAGTCAGCGGTCGGGGAGCGTCCCCCGCCGCCGGCGCTGCCGTTGGCAAGGACGGCATCGCAGCGATCGCTGGCGCGACCCGGTCGAGGGCTTCGGCATACGGCCAAACAGCGACGATCGTCTTGGAGACGACGGCGATGCTAGCCAACGTCTTTTCGTCTGGCAATGCTGCTCTTGCAGCCTCGACCGCGGCGATCGTCAGGTGAACGGGCGGCGCGCCTGCGCGATGTTCGTCGAGCTCGGGCGCGAGCGCGTCCTCTAACGCCGCGCAGGCCTCAATGATCCGGCGCAACGGCTCTCGGGCCGCGATTAACGGCCTGACCCAAGCGCGCTGCGCGGCTAAAGGCACAAACCTGATGTATCGCGTCGCGTCGATCGCGTTCTCGGCCTTCTCGGCCGCACCTGCCAGGATCGCCGCGGCGAGTCGCAAGTCTTCCAGTCGCTCGGCGAGTTGCCGAGCGGCCTCTGCCTCCGCGCCGGTTGTTGGCGCGCCTGGCAGCATCACCCGGTCGCCCACGGGGACTTCGACGTAGAGCGGCGACAGCTTCGGCTTCATCCGATTTACCTCAAACAAACAAGGGGCGAGCCGAGTCGTGCGTAAAGGAACAACCGCACGATCCGGCCCGCCGGCGCGGGCGACAACCATTGCCCGCCTCTCGGACCGCGGCGATTGGAGGCCAGCCGCGGCCCCAGGTTCGAATTAGCGCGCACGGCGCGCCGGCGGCGCGAGACCGGCTTCGCGATTCAGCGCCGAGGCGATCGACGACCAATCAACTGCGGCATCGACTCGACCCGCAGCGGCGCTGCTCTCCGGCGAAGGGTGTCCCGCCGCGATCGGCGGGCGAGTCGGCAAGGTCGAGTTGAGCTTGCCGACGATGGCAGCCCACATGCCGTCGGCGGCGCCAGTGCTCGAGAACTTCGGCCGAGCGGCCTTGCGCTGCGGCGAGAGATTGACGGCGGCGAATTCGCTGGTCAGCTCTGATGCTGTTAGCGCCGGAAGACCGCAGCGGCGGCGGGACTGGTTTATGGCCGCGCCATGGATCTCGGCGGCAGCTGCGGCTTGTGTGGTTGCGGTCATGGCTAAATTCCCGTTCAGTGAAGTGTGGGGATGGCGGGTTCGATCTGCTGCGCTCGCGTCATGGCGATTCGCTTAGACGCATCGTTTTCTGCTTTCGCCAAGATTGAGGTCGCTTGAACGGCGGTCGCATCGCCGAGAACGAGAAACATCGCGAGCTGAGGGAGTTCCTCGGCCCCGCTCGCCTGCAAAATTTCGGCGATCCGATCACGTTCCACCTGTCGGCCGGCGTCGAACGCGCCGCGGAGGCCCGAGGCGATCGTCGCTTTGATCTCATCCTCGGTCTCGCCGAGGAAGCCGGCGAGCGGGGCCGGTTGCGCCCTCGCCCCCGATTGCGCGCGAGCTTCCTCGTATCCGTGCCGAAAAGCGTCCGCGCAGAAGGCCAAAAACTTACGCATTGCCTGGCTCCTGAGGTGTGCGGGCCGCCCTCGGCAACCCAACGACGAGCTCTACCTCTGGCC